GATGGGTAACATGCTATTGTCGGATTTTGTCGATAGACCTGACCGACCGTCTGCATGCCATCACTCGTCGGTACGGAACAATATTAGCGACTCCCTGGAAAATCGTACCAAGTATATGCCTGGTCGTTCCAGGACAGCTCTACCAAAATATCAAGCGAATGCCATGGCTCGGCAATTCGTCTCGAATCCTGTGACAAGTGCCATGGGTGACCAGACTGGATTTGCGGAATGGTGCTATGGGAAGAAGATGGCTCCCATGTGTAAATCAGACGGTACTCAATGTAACCCTGACGCACGTGGTGTCCAGTTGGAAGCTTTCGGTGGTTTGGATCCTAGCGGTGATAAAAGGTCTGGTATGCATAGAGGTTCTGGATTAAGGAGTGGACATTCAGCTTAATTTTCTCATGTAATAATAAATGGCGTACCAGCTCCAACCAGGACTTAACATCATCAATGGTGGTGGCGTCCCAGCCAACAGGGCGACCGATGACGTTTTCGTATACCCACAGCCAAGTGCACTAAACTACTGCTGTAACCCTTCAACTATGTTATATGGTACGGCTCCTTATATGGCGGGTAAAGGTTCACCAGCTCAACACATTGAAGTGAGTGATCAGCTCCGCCCTCAAGCGACTACACGTTTCAACAAGGTTCTCGTGAAGCCCCATGAAAGTGGGTTCTTCCCCCTGAATGATACAGTGTGTAAGGTGCCCCTGCGTACCCGATCCTACGAACCAATGAGTACCAGTGCGTATATCCAGAACAGTATGTTTAACCAAAGGTATTCACCACAATAAAAATATTATCAACAAGTAAGAATGGCAGATCCCGTGTCACTACTGGCCGTCGCTGGTCTCATCTACGCAGGGCGGAAGTTAAGTGAAGTTCCAGAGCAACCCAAAAAGGTTATGGTGAAAGAACCTGAATTATATGATACAGAATTCGAAGAGATTGAATTTACGGATCCATTCGCGGATAGAAAATCCGAAGTGGATTCCTTTTCAGTTGTTGCTCCACAGGGTCGGTCAAGTGGTCAAGAACTTCTCGATATGCGTGGGCGACTCTATGACGCAGGTCGTATGAATAATCTCTCCCCAGTCGAAAAGAAATTGGTCGGCCCAGGTTTAGGTATTGGTTCAGAGGTAGAATCGTATGGTGGGTACCAACAGGCGTTCCGTGTGAACCCCGTCAATACGGGTGCATACAGGCTTACCACTCTACCTGGTAGAGCAGGTCCAGCTGCCGATACTAAGGGTGGACGTCGTGCAGAAATTGGTAAGGTGAGTCATAACCGCCCCGAAAAGACGGCGTTCCTACCCGAACGTCGCCCACCCACACTTGGTCGTGCAACCGGACTGAATGCTGTAGTCCCACGTGCTTCCCACCAGAAAGCGATGCAGTCTACGAACCGTTCACAGACTGGGCATCGTGCCGATGGTCTCGAAAACGCACCCGGTAAGCGTTTCATCCCTGGGCAGACCTTGCCACAGGACCCCACCCGTAACAAGGGTGACATCCACGATAGTCAGTTTATGCATGTGAACAACCCATCACCCGGTATCGCGAGCTTTTACGGTGGTTACACGGTGGCACCAGCGGCTCGTATGGGTAACGAAGGAGCTAATGGTCAGGCTGGATACAGTGTCGAACAACAATTTGCTTTCGGTCTCCGTCCCGATGAACGTCGTGCCAAGCCTAACCGCATGGGTAACCCAGGCCGCATGAATGTACGTGAGAAACCCACAAACCAACATGGTGCCCTCACGACGATCCGCCACGATACGTCCCGCACCGATGGTCGCACTAATGGTGCGAATGGTGGATGGATGCAGCACTATAAGAAGAACCAGTATACGGAACTCAATCCTTACAAGGGTACCCTCAACCCTCATGCCGCGGGTAACCGCCTAGACTTAGCGAAAAACCAACTTGCGAACAATCCCTTCAGCAAGTCCATTAATTAAATAGAAACACCCATTAAAATTATATACGCAAATTTTAATGGAGGTCCATACCTTAGAAATTGATAGTAGTGAACGTGACTATTCGAAATACCCAGACCCGCACGACTATGTCATAGATTTGAAGAATGAAATTTATGATATTCAGAAGATTACCCTCTTATCCGCTCGAATTCCCAACAGTCAGACACTGATTCATGCTCATAATAACACGTTTAGTGTTAACACCTTTCAGGGGGGTGCGAGTTCATTAACACTTACCGGGTCGGGAATTACAACTAAACAGGCGTTAGCCACTGCATTAGACACGTTGGTTAGTAGTAATGATATTGGCGTGACGTTTAATGGGCAAGGATTAGTATTGACGAACGAATCTACTACACTCACGAAGTACATCGATTTTAGTGGGACGGAATCTTCTAAGATTGGTATCCCTGCACAAGCGATAGAACTCATTCCTAATGGAACGTATACGGGACAGGATGTTATATTTGGTAGTATTTCAAGTTTAATTTTCGATATACAATATACAGATATCCAACGCTCCACAAGGTTACAGGGTGGAAGCTACACCAACAGAAATACACTAGCGGCTACACTTTCCCAATCTCTCGGGAGTGATTTGAACGTGGTATATGATGGCACCCAATCCAAACTCAATATAACGAATACGAGTACATTTACATACGCTCTCATAATTCCGACTAATAAAATAGGTATCGCAACAACAACCACGATCGTACCAGGATCTACATATGTAGCTGGAATTTTTACAAATAGTATACCAAGTATAAGTACTGCTTCGATCAGTTTCACGGGTGGATTCTATTCAAGTGGTACGACACTTGCATCGGATTTAAGTGCGGCCCTAAGTGATCTCGACGTGACCTTTACTTCTAATCGTTTATCATTTACAAATGTTTCTGGGTCGAATTACCAACTCTACGCGTTAGGAGTAGAATTCGGTGTACCAGGCACACGATTGATACAACCGGGTGAGACGTATACCGGCGATGGATTTAGTTTGAATCCAGTCGCTACGTTGGATATTACCTATACAATTTCAAATGCAACTAAAACTGTTTCGTTTCCGGGTGGATCCTTCGCAAATGGGAATGATCTAGCATCAGCATTTTCTTCATCCACTGGAATACGCACTTTATATATTGACAAAGCTCTAAGACTTTTTAATGAGAGTATATTCATTACGAATTTTACACTGACTGGAACAGCGTCAGCTCAAATTGGTATCACCGCGGGAAATATTTCACTGTCACCGAGTACGTACCACCAGGGTACTGTTGATATATTTGGTATAATCCCAGATTTACCTTTCGATATCGAGGATATTTTAATGACTGACATTCAACTTCCCAATCGCTCCTTCGCAAATGGTACCGACTTGGCATCGAATGTTACTGATCACATCACCAATATCAACGTCACGTATGATTCCAATACTAATGCACTGTCCTGGTTGAATAATGCAAATAATGATCAGATACTTAAATTTGGAGATGGGACGAATGCTCGGTACGCATCGGGTACAGATGATACACTTTCCAATCTGATCACGTCGCATGATACGACACCTCATCAGATTTTTGGACTCCCCCCACAGAATATAACGATACCAGCTAGTGGTACATACACTGATGGGAGTATCAATCTCAAAGGACCTAACGCATTACTCTTACGATTGGGTGTAGGATCGGAGACCTTCAACAAGGATGTGTATGTACGTGAACCCTTTTACACCGGACAACTTCTATTAAATGGCGACTACGTCAACTACACGTCTACAGACGACCCAGTGGAGCATACATTCTTTTCGGGATCACATAAGATTTTGAAACAGTTACATGTTAACTTTTTTACGATGAGTCAGGGTCGACTCATTCCATACGATTTTAGAAATCAAGAACACATTTTGAAATTTAAAATTGAATGTAACACTGGAAAATTTAAAGCCATAGCGAAGCATACAGCTCCCGAAGTTGGGGTTTTACCACCGCCTATAAGCATCCCCGACTTTGAGGATCCGTATAGATGGAATCAACAATATGTAATGATTTCAGTCATACTTTTTTTTGGTGTATTCATCCTATTCATCACACGTAAGAGAACTTAACGAGTGACCGCGTACACAGTGGCGGAAGGCTTCTTCACCGAAGGGGAGAAGCGGGAGATCACGAGGTACACAACGACAGACAAAAGAGTCGTGAAGAGGGCGGTGAGACCATAATGGAGACCACCGTTCTTCTGGACACGGACGATCTGGTTGATAGCCCACCTAACAAGGTCGAGCCACGAGATGGCAGCCGCGAACGAGAAACCCGCGACGACGGAGTTCAAGGATTGAGCCTGAAGCTCTTGGGACAGAACCTGGACAGTTTCGAGAGCGGTGTTAGACATTTTATTATATAAGTAGAAAATTATTCCGGTAACAATTCGACTTCTATTAATATTTTTTTATATTTTTGATTGGAATAGCCCTTAGTCACCTGACACTTTTCGTCTGAGTCGGAATCGGAGTCCGAAGACGAATCTTCATCGATTATCTTAAATTCATTGCTCGTCCATCCCACTGGGTCCATTACTATTAACAGCATTTTTTAACATCTCTTCTACCGGGCTTTGAGGAACCCATGTATCCCATTGGTCGTAGGCTTCGTTCACATGGATGAATTTTATGTCGGTTCCTGAATATCTTTCGAATATGGGGCAGTCTTCTGTGTCCACCTCTATAATGTCTTCGTCTGAACAATCCGAGTCTATCCCGTCGAAAATCTCTGGAAACATAGGACCTATAGTGAGTCCAACAGTATGCATGACACAGTATTTCATCGCATAATCCATATCTTCTGAGAGGAGTGTATCTCTTCCACATGCCTTAGAATATTCGGTTGCGAGTAAAGTACTTTTTTCTAGCACGGGTATCATGATGTTCGTCATCATTTCGATGTACCCTTCTGTGTCCATTATATATTGAATATACTATGCATCATACCTTTATGTAATCTAAGTACGTTATAACTTAAAGCATACACATTGAGTGTTCTGTCGTGTGTTGTATTTTCGGTGAGATGCGTCGTAATGAGTTGATTGTTTATGAGACTGAAATTGACTTGACCGGTTGGGTAATTCTGTTCTGGTTCACATGCGAAACTATAACTATAGAAACGTCTAATCAACGGTGTCTTAGAATGGTGTATAGCTGGTTGAATGGCTTTGAGAAAAATAAAATTTCCTGTATCTTTGTCTAGTATTGGTGTATCGTTTAAGGTTAATTCTAAACTTTTCAAGTTTTCGTAGAATATTAATCTATTTTCACTCACGAGTTTATCATTATCGTAATCAAACGGTGATACAAAATCGTCATATCCTCTAAGATTGACACGTTTTATGATAAAGTATAACTCCTTCACGGGGTTGACGAATCGTGTCCTAATGGTATGAGATTCAATGGCTTTAGGTAATGTATATACACCTTGTTGAATCTGTGTAATGACATAATCCCTTCTTCTACTTTTTATAAATGATCGTTCATATTCATCTAGAAATGCCATCTCCAAGCACACCTTACAACTTTTAAGTTGGTTGGGGTACAACGAAGAAAATTCTTGATCGACGTTGATCACTATAACCTGATTTTGATATTCAAGATTCTTTACTCGTACAGTTCTATTCAACTGTACGGGATCCTGGTCGTAAAGTGAAATGGTATGTTCTTGGTTTGGTGATACATGACCAATACCTTTTGTAGTAGCTGTTCTTAATTCATTTTCTTCTAATACACGCTTCCATGTGAAATCTGCGTATGTATAAATATACATAATTGTACTATTTGGTACAGATTCTGTAGTTACATAGGATAAAGTATTTCCATCATCACTCATGTTAAATTTTTTAAATGTTTCCAAACCAACAAAAAGTGAAGATTTAAAGTTCCAACCAAAACCGTCATACGAATAAATGTAGGTAAATCCTAATTCTACAAATGCTGCGATAGTCCCGTCCTTTGATAAAGAGAAATCTAAAATATTCGACAATGATGATATAGGTAAACTTGATATTATACTTCCATTATTAATAGTAAATATTTTCACTACTTCATTACTACTATCATATTTTATATATCGGTTGTTATCCTTTGAAACACTACGTATAGGATGTGTGAAACCCGATGTATCAGTGATTGTTGTATCTAAATTGTACCCATCAATCGTGTAAATTCTGATACGGTTCTCGTAGTTTGAAGGACTGACTCGGGCATCATATATTGTCATTTTAGTTTCGTCATCAGAAAAATGTAT